AGAGAGGCTGATAATCCAGGTTGGTATAGTGGTTTCGGTAACTATTGGGGGCGTTCAGGCGATATAACTTTTGCAGTATGTACTCAACCAAATGGTAGAATACTTATTGGTGGAGTTATGAGTATTCAGCATGTAGAAACTGTAAAACAAATATTAGCACTTAATGCCAATGGAACGATAGATACTGCCTATATGACGAATTTAGGTACAGGATTTGATGGACTTATAAGGGCGTTGCGTGCTAATCCTAATGGTAGGGTTCACGTTGGAGGTCAGCATTTAAATTTCAATGGACTTTCAAGACCAAGATATGCGGTAACAAATAATAACGGAACGGACGCAATGATATAAAGATATGAAAAATCCAAAAATAATATTAGTATTTCTAGTTTTCATATTTTTGATAGATGGATGCAAATTACATATTCATTTTTCTCCATCCGTTAATGTTAAAAAAACTAATGTAAACGATTCTCTAAATAAAATCAAAAAGCAGGATACCATAGGTGAGAAGTAGTGCTCCAGAGTTATTGAATTTAATATCCCTAAAATCTACAAACATAATGGAAACAATTACACGACCTAGAACAGTTACAAATTTCAAAATCGATGATTTATCAAAAGAAGACAGATTCATCTATTGTTCAATAAATACAAATTGCGATAAGCACATTCCTTGGGATATGATATCTGAATCGCTGAGAGCGGTCTGGAGAAAAATTTACCGAGAAAAGAACGGAATAAAGCCGAAGCAGAGTTATTAAGGCTTTAACATTGTTTAACTAAATTTAATTAAAATGCAAAAAGAACAAATTGTCAAAAACGTTATGGTAGTATTTGACGCAGCTTACAGAAGTAATCTATTAGAAATGGATGAGATTCCAGCGGTAATCGAAACCAAGCAAAACATTTTCGGAATCATGCAGTCACACGACCAGCAAGCAACTCTTCTGGAAGAAAAGGATAAAGCGATTACGGAGAAAGACTTGCGTATTGCTGAATTGGAAGAAGAAAACAAAGTCCTTAAACAAGTTGACGAGGAAGCTAAAAACCTTAACAATAAAAAAGTTATGGAAATGAATGTCGTTACTGACGAGGATGGGAGTGATGAAGATGAGGAAGAAACTGAAGAGGAAGCCGAAACTGAAGAAGCTGAGGAAGAACAAACCGATTCGGTAGCAAATTCTGATATCCCAGAAGCTAGCAAAAAACTTGATAAAATAAAAAGTATCAAGAGAGCGAAACGCTAAAAACTAAAAGCCCATGACTACAGCTGGATACATATTGATAGGAGTTGTCACAATAGCAACAATAACCACCCTTACTTTATGGTTTTCAGCTGTAAGAAAGGGAAAAGACAAAGACGATGAAAAAGAAGACCGAGAAAACCACTGACGAGGCTAAATCCAAGCAAGATAAGGCGGTATTAAAGCAAACTGATAAGTATATAGCTAAAATAGCAGAAACGAAGCAGAACAGGCATGTAAAAGAGCCGACTGAACCTGTCTTCAAAGAACTACTCAATGAATACTCTTACAGTTACGCAAAAAGTATCGGGAAAACAAGCATAGAAATCTTAAACTTTAGTAAAGATGTACTTCAATAGCAAGCAAATACAAAAGATGATTGAGATTTTCAGTAAGAATCAAGCGGTTTTTATTGGCTCAACTCTTGGATTAGATTACTTGTCTGAATATGATAAATTCATCCTAAAGCTAAACGGAATTGATTTGAAAGATATAAATGTCACTAATGATATACAAAGAATGTTCTATTTCGGAATGTACTCTGAATATCTTGGGGGCAATCGTTCTTATAAGTCGTCAAGAAAGGAGTTCGACAGGTGGATGAATAATGAAATGAAAAAGCCTATGAGTACCCAGAAAAAGGTTGCTCTGGATTTCATTAAGACAAGAAATTACAATGACCTTTCGGGATTAGGAAGCCGATATGCTAACAACCTAACAAATAAAGTCCTTTCGCTAAATTTACAAGAGCAAGCCTTATTAAAACAAAAGATGACTTCTGCTACGGTAACAGCGTTTGAACAAAATAAGACAGCTCAACAATTAGCATCTATATTACGAGATTTAACAGAAGACACCGCAAGAGACTTCTCAAGAATCGCTGATTATACGATGCAAGAGGCATACGCTCACGGGAGAGTTGCTCAGATTATAGAAACTTATGGTGAGGATTCTTTAGTCTATAAGCAGACATTTCCAGGTGTTTGTAAGCACTGCGAAGCTAATTATGGTACACCTGGTCAGAAGCCTGTAATTTATACGTTACCAGAGTTAATGGCGAATGGAACCAATATAGGGCGTTCGGAACAATTACCAGTAGTTGGACCAGCGCATCCTTGGGCTAGGTCAATACTTCATCCGATTCCAGTTAACTCAGTTTGGAGCGATGAGAAAAACCAATTTATACTTGTGAGAAATACGCAAGGAGTTAAGAGAAATTCAAAAGTAAAAATAACAATTACAGAATAATATGAAAAATTTAGAAAAACATTTTAGTGACTTCGATGTCATTCAGAAAGACAGTAAGATAGAGATTTCCAAGAACGGATATATGTTGATTTCGCTTTATAGAAAGGGCGGTGCTAAAGCCGACAACTTTGAAGTGAAGTTGAAATTCTTGAGAGGCTTTGGAGGTAGTCGAAGAACTAATATGGAAAATAAGGAACGTATTGTATTTTTGGAAATGTTAAAATGTTATTCTTTCGAGATTGAAGACCGTTTAGATATGGAGCAAAATATTCCCACCTTTAACAATATTACTTCGGAGGAATTTGTAAAGTTTTCAAAACAGATGAAATTAAGACTATTAATGGAAGACTGTTTGAAGTTTGACGGGGTTTTTGAGAACTATGAAATTGGAACGGTAGAAAAAGATGGAAAGACCTGCTACTTCAGAAGTAATATCCCAAATGAAGTCCAAATTGTAGGAGAGGCGTTCAAGAGCAACGCTTACAAAAAGAAAGGGATGACTTTTGAAAAAGGAGATGTAGTGCTTGACCTTGGGGCTAATATCGGTTGTTTTTTCCTAGATATTTATGATAAGGTTGAACAGGTAATAGCGGTTGAACCTGGCAATGTAAATTGCAAAATCGCTAGAATGAATATCAAGAAAAATAGAATCAAAAACGTAGTCTTATTGGAATCGGCTGTAGTGGCAGATGACTCTAAAACAATCAAGCTAAACTGCGGATTAATTCCAGGTGCGTACTCAGTAAAACAGAACTCAGCTGAAAGACAATCTATCGAAGTGAAGTGCGATAATATCAATGATTTAATTAAGACTTACAAGCCTAATAAGATAAAGTTTGATATTAAGGGAGTAGAGACTGATTGCGTAAGAGCCATTAAAAAGAAGTACTGGAAATCTATCGAGCAAGTGTCTTTTGATTACTGCTTCGATATTAATGGAGATTTGAAAAACGATTACAAGGAATTTAACGAAATGAAGGACACTTTAGAGCAAAACGGGTTCGATATTTCTCCATTTGAAATTGATTTGAAGAAAAATTGGAATTTGGTATTCTGTATTTCCAAGAAGTAGTCCGAAAGGAGTTTTGATTCATTATTAACCTTAAAACTTATAGTGATGAAAAAGTATGAAAAATTAGAGTTGATTGACGTTGGTAGCTTTATTAGAACAGAGCCTGTCGGCAACTCTGTAACTGGAGGCGTGCTATTGCTAGCTCAAGCTTGGAGAAAAGATAAACCGACTAAAATTATAGACATAGTTTTAGAGGTTGACGTTGATATTTATCTTGACTGTATGAATAAGGCTAAAAACACAAGTAAGAAAGTTTTTATTACCTATCGATTGAGAGATAATTGGAAGCGTTTTAAAGATATGTTCGACAACGACCATACCTATCTAATGATAGATAGTAAAAGAATATTTTTGATGGTGCATAGCCAAGATAAATGTGCGACAATATGAATAATTTAGGTAAAGAACATTACGGTGTAGTTTATAAAACGACTTTACCTGATGGAAAAATATATATCGGACAAACAACTAATTTACATTGGAAATCTTATTATGGCAGCGGAATCGAAATGGTTAAATTTTTAAAGGCTAATGGAACTCATGGATTAGTTAGAGAAAATTTGAGATATTGTCATTCTCAAAAGGAACTAGATAAATGGGAAATGATTTATATAAAGAAATTTGATTCCACAAATAAAAATATAGGGTTGAATATACAATTAGGGGGAAGTGGACGTGATAAATTTGCTAGTATAACTAAACAAAAGATTTCCATTTCAGTATCTGAAACTATGACTATTGAAAGAAGAAAAATAATTGCATCTCAACATAAAGGTAAAACAATGTCTAAAGAAGCTAGAAAATTAATATCTTTAGCAACTGAGGGAGTTAATAATCCAATGTATGGGATAAGAGGTGAAGACTCACCTATTTTCGGGAGACGATTCATAAATAACGGAAAAATTTGTAAATTAATACATTTGGAAAATGAAGACGAAATTCCAAAAGGATTCGTTTTTGGAAAAATAAAAAAATAATATGAAGAAAAAGTCAAAGGTGCTATTAATTCAGCCGCACGCAGATGATATCCTATTTTCAGCAAGTAAGTATCTTTTCAATAAAGATAATTATAAGGATGTAAAAATCTTGACCGTTGAGAGTGGGAATCAGAAGCGGGTGAAAGAAGATGAAGAATTATGTAAATTTTTTGGAGTAGGATATATTAATTTGGGAATAGATTTTGAGGATGATTCATATTACCACTATTACAAGCGTTTCAATACGTTTTCGTGGGGTAATTGCTCAGCTATTTTAACGGAAAGATATGGGAAAGAGTTTTTAGATGATATCAAGAAAAGATTGAAGAAAATCGTAAAGACTCATAAGAAAGATGGTTACAAAATCATAATCCCTTTAGGTGTTGGTCATCCAATGCACTGGTTCGTAAGAAATTGTTTGGGAGATTTAGCTGATTTATTTTATAGAGACTTTCCGCATTCGTATAAAAGAAAAACAGCGTTAGACTTAAAAGATGTGACTGAATCGTACTTCGAGTTGGATAACGAGTATTTTGACGAAGATGAACACGAAATGAAATTTCAGATTTCGTACCAGATTTACAAAACTCAAAGAAGCCTCTTGTTTTTCGAGAAAGGATATATTGATAAAAAGATTCCTGAACAATTTTATACACTACGGACATGAAAATAAGATTTTGTACTTTTTCGATAGCGAAATATGGAGGTATCATCCAGCATATCGAAACTAAATTTGAGGCTTTAAAAGAACAAGGGCACGATGTCGATATAATCATATTGGATTATAAGAAATCGCTGTCCTTGTCTGGTTATAAGAAAAAGGTGAAGAGTTTGGAAGATAATAGCTTTCAAGATAAATTAGAGATAAAAAGCCAAAACGGTGGATATTCAAAATCAGCGATAACTGGATATTGGAGCAATCCCTATTACGGATGGTTATTAGAGCCTAATGAAAACATTCTGCCTTGCCTTGATAAAAATTCCCTAGATAGATGGCATGAACTTGTCGATGATGCCGACCTTATTATTTGGAGTTTTGTTCCCACGAAGACTTCTGCTGCAAAAGGATTTAATTGGTGGCATGAATATTTCGACTTACCAAAGTCCGTTGTTCAGGTTCTTACTATCCATGATGGATATTACGATTTAAGAAACTCTTGGACAAATACCTTACGGAATAAAATATCATTCTTAGAGTGCGTTCATATTACTGGATACCAAGCGTGCGCTGTATTTGATATTCCTAGATTGCTAAATTTAGATTCTAGGAAACTTCCAAAGAGGCTATCAACAAAACCTTTAAAAAACAGACAAGTAGATTTCTTTTCAGCTCATATTTGGAAATCGATGAAAAGAATGGAAGACCTGCTTTCAGCGATACCTCATATCAAAGGCGAGAAAACTTGTTTTGTAGCTGGAAGCGGAATAGAGTTATATTACATGATGACTGAGGATGTAGATAAGCAGAAGCCAAAATATACCGTATCAAAAAAGACCGACCCCGATTGTAAAGAAAGTGAGATTGGATTAAGTATTTTCCAGAGAGCCGAAAAATATGGGATGGAATATCTTGGAATAGTCGATAACGCTGAAGTCAACTATCTACTTCAGAACGCAAAGTTTGCTATTGACCCAAGTTTTTGTTCTCATTATGCGAAGTACGTCAACACTCATTTAAACGGATTCATTATTGAGGCGATAGCGAACGGATGCTATCCAATATTGAGAGACTATCGAAAAGATGAGGTGGAAAATGATTTCATATTTAAAAGTTTGAGAGCAATTTATATTCCTTATGATGCGACCCCGAAAGAGTTTGCGAGATATTTGAATAGTGCTTTAAAGATGGGAGATAAACAATATTTGCAAGATACGCTCCATAACTTTAAACTAGCAAAGGCGATTCTTGACCCATATAGTAATATGGAGCAATTAACGAGACTAGCTGAAAAACCGAAATTAATCAAGAAAGAATTAGAGAGAGGAAAATCAACTCCAAAAATCCAAAAAGATTCGATGGATGCGATGACCAATTTTTTTAAATATAATGAGATGCCAGACTGGATGATATAGACAGCTATTATCAATAAAGTTGACTATCAATTTAAACTAAAAATGACATGAAGAAAGTTAGTGAAAATCTTAAAGACATAATCCAAAAAGCCGCAATGAAGCAGGTTGGAGATACCAAAGTTGACAGCGCAGGTAGAACGCTCATTTGGAGCGAGACAAAACCTGG